AGTCCCGGCATTCCTTTGGTCGGTAATCTCTCGGGGACGGGCCCGCTACGGCGGGCCCGTCCTCGTTCTAGCCGCGCTGCCAGTCGATCATGTCCGCGTCGGCTTGGCCGATCCAGCACGCCGCGACGCGCCGCCCGTTCGCCCACTCGGTGCGCATCAGGCTCGGCGCGTCGTCGTCGTGATCCACCAGGGACGGGATGGTTGCGTACCACGGAACGCCGTTCGTGCGGCACCAGCGGCCGACGACGTCATCGTCAGCGATCGGCTCCGTGCCGTCATGGAAGTCGCCGAGGCTCAGCGCGAACGGTGCGGGCATGGCGAGCGCGATGCACGGTACCCAGGACGCGGGGTGTCCGGCGACCCACGCCTCGCAGGTGGCGGCGGCGACGAGCATGGAGCGGTACGTGAGGATCGCGTTCGTGCCGACATAGAACGCGACGACGCGCTCCGGCCGCGCGGCGAGCGCCTTCTGCGCATGGTGCAGGAACCGCTTGCAGGGCACGGCGTCGTCCTGAATGACGAGGCGGTGCGTGCACCAATCCGGCGTGCCGCGCCAGCACTCCCGCGCTGTCCGCCACGGGTTCGCGGGGCCTTCAGGGTCGGGGTCGCTGACGACCTCGATGAGCGGGCCGGACCCTCCCGGTCGTTGCCGGCCACTTCGGCAGGCCCGGCCGGGAGGGATGGTGCTGGATCGCGACGCTGAGCCGGATCAACCGGGCTCGGGCGTTTCCCAGACCAGCCAGCTGCAGCGGACGGTGAACGTCACGGTCGTCTCGGTCGTCTCCATGTAAGACTCGACGCTCATCGACGCGGCGATCATCGACAGCGCGGCTCCGTCGGCGTAATCCTTCGGCACCTCGACGCGTCCGCACTTCTCGGGGCTGGCGGCGACGAGGCCCGCGGCGTGCGCACCGGCCTCGCGACCGTTGCGCCACATCAGCTTGCTCATCGACCAGAACGGCCACGCGTCCCAGGGCGGCTCTTTCTGCCGCGGGAAGGTGGGGGTGTCCGTTTCTGTGGGCATGTTCTCCTCCTTCTCCCCTCGCTAGGAGGGGCGCTGCCGCCGAAGCGGCGTGGGGTGAGCACAAACCCTACCCGAGCGGCCCGTGAGCGCTCAGCGGCTCGTGAGGGCGCGCAGGCGGCGGCGTAGCGTGTATGCCCGCAGGCGCGTGCGGGCGGTGCTGGGGTCGAGCGGCACGACGCCGCTCGCGACGAGCGACAGGCTCGCCCCGGCGATCAGCACTCGTTCGCGCAGGATCGGGAACCCGGCGGTGTTCACGGCCAGCATGCCGATCAGCTGCCGCTTTCCCTGGTAGCCGCGCCAGTCGCCGCTGACCTTGCTTCCGCGCAACGCCTCGACGTCCTCGTCGCTCATGCCTTTGGCGAGCTTCCCGCAGTACCAGATTCCGTGATCGTCGTTGCCTGCCCGGACGTACGCGGCGACGCTGCCGGTGTTCTCGTAGTGCTGGATCGCTTCGCTGGCGGGCAGGCGAATGTCGGCGTGGATGGTGTGCAGCGTGATGCACCCCACGTCGATCTCTTTGCCTGCCAGGTCGTACCCGCCGAGGTGGAAGTACGGGTAGTTCGGGTCGGCTTCCTGCGGCGGGTGCACGCCGGGGGAGCCGGTGTGCATGCGCGCCCACTCGCAGGCGTGGCCGTAGACCGTGTCGCCGTCGATGCGGATCGGCGTCGGCCGGTCGAGGCCGGGGTTCTTGAACGGCTCGGTCACGCTGCCTTCTCCTTCGCGTGGTATTCGGCCAGCCACGAGTGGAAGGCTGGGACGCATGCGGTGCAGAGGTGGATGCGCGCCGGGTTGTTGACGGCGAGGCCGAGTTGGATGCTCTTGCCGTCGCCGCCTGTCTTGCCGCACCGGTCGCACGTGATGACGAGCTCGATCATCTTCGCTCCAGGTTGCGTTGGCGGCGGCGCGCGCGTTTCTCCTCGGCGAGCGCCAGGCGCTCGTGGTTCTCCTGCGTCATGCGCAGTCGTTTGCGCTCTTCGCGGCGAAGCTCGCGGATGTACCGCTTGTGCATGACCGGGGCTTGGCCGTTCTCGTCGACGGGCCCGGCGTCGTGGTAGACGGGCGGCAGCTTCCTCACGACTGCGCCTTGATCAGGCGGGCGCGTAGCTGCGCGATCAGCGCCAGCCCGTCGGCGTCCAGCCGGGCCTCGCCGGGCTCGTCGCCGCTGGGCGTCTCGGCTGGGAACGCGACGGTCGTCTCGTTCCCGTCAATCGTGATCACGACGTTGCCGTCGAGGCCCGGCCAGCCGTTCACCGCTTCGGTGATGTCCGCGACGGCCTCAGCGGCGTCATCGCTGGCGTCCTCGGGCGCGTCCTCCTCGCTGGCGGGGGGCGGCGCGTCGGCGAGCGTAGCGGCGAACGGCATGAAGAAGCTCGCGACTTTCACGCGCTCCCCGTCGAGGGTCTCCATGCGGAAGCCGGACAGGTGCGCGTACGCACCGGCGACGATGCTGATCTGCGCGTTCTCGAACGCTGGGAACGGAACGATAGTGGCGCCGAGGATCGTTCCGTCGAGGACGTTCAGGGTGCCCATCCAGTACGCCTCTTCGGGGTCTTCGATCGTCGGGTCGGGGATGACCTCCGCATCGTTGATGGCGAGGTCGACGCTGATGCCGCTGAGGACGCGTTCGCGGACGAGGCGTTCCGTCTCCGCGCCGTGCTCGCCGGTATCGAAGATCCCGCCGCCGTCGAGGTTCTGCCCGTTCCGCTCGATGCTGTCGATGCGGCCAGCTACTTTCGCGTCGGCGTGCCCGCCGAAGCCCGGCGTGGAGTGCTGCGCCATCAGCGTCAAGGGCAGGGCTCGCCACTTCAGCGCGCCGGGCTCGATGCGGCGCAGGTCGCCAGTGTCGACGCCTTCCTGGACGATCGGGCCGAACCAGCCAGCGCCGACGGGCGCCTCGGGGTCTGCGACTGCCATTGCTCCTCCTGCCGTGAGCCCTTCGCGGGCTTGGTGTTCGTCGAGTAGCCGTCCTAGCTCGCGGGCCTCTTCGACGCTCAGGACGCGCGTGACCGTCTCGTCGCGCTCGTCGCCTGTGAAGCGGGCACGGTTCTGGTCCGCCTCGCCGTCCTGGAAGGGGATCTGCTCGTCACTCATTGGCGCGTAGCTTACTGAGCATCTCCCGGGCCCAGGCTTCCGTCGCGTCCGGCGGCATGATGATCGCGTCGAACATGCGCCGCCCCTTGCCGGGCGGCGCGTCGCTGGGCGTCACGCCGCCCGGCGAGTCCGCGTCCACTAGGTGCGTCTCGCGCACGATGAGGTACCGCTCGCCTGGCCGCAGGACGTACTCGTACTCGCCGCTGTTGCCGGCCACGACGCGCGTGCCTTTCGGCAGCTGAAGGCGCAGCATCACGCCGGTCATCTGACCAGCGCCTTCGACGACTTCGCTCTGCGGGACGAAGTAGTAGCTCGTGCGGTAGCTCATGGAGACGCTCATGAAAGCCGGGTCGGTGTGGATCGACCCCTCGGCGTTCTCCACGTCCTTCAGCAGCGTGCCGCGGAACACTTGCGTATCCTCCGTCAGCGTCACGCCTTCCCGGTCGATGAACTGCCGCATGTTCTCGTTCTTTGTCGCGACTTCCTCGGGGCGACTGACGTACTTGTGGTGGCCGCGCAGCACGGCGTTCATGCCGTGATGCCCGGAGCCGATGTAGTCGCGCCACGCGCTCCAGTGGTTCCGCGCGGGCACGCCGAGCGGCAGTTGATATACGGAGCTCATCACGCGCGTCGCCTCCTGTCTCCACTTCTCGACTTGTGCGGGGTCGAAGCCGTTCTGCCTGCCCCAGCTGGTCGGCACTTCGACGGGCGGGCCCGCCGGGGCGGCGCGCTGCGTCGGCGGGATGCGCTCGCCGCCGATGCCGGTCATGCCGCCAGTCGGGTCGTCGGTGTACCCCATCGTGCAGCGGCACATGATGACCTCGTCGCCGGGCCCGGAGGGGTCGCCGGGGTAGTCGAGGTGCCAGCCGCCGACGCTAAACGGGTCGCTGACTTTCACGATCTGCCCGTCGGCTTCTTTGTGGTGCGGCCTCGTGCGGTTGTCGTTCGTGGCCATCCACAGCTTGTACGGAATGTTCGTCGCGCTGCGGACCATGTGCAGGCTCGCGTCGTTGACGGCGCCGAGTAGCTCGGTGCGGGCGATGCGTTCCGCCCACGCCTGCGAGTGGATGTAGCCCGTGCGGCGCATCGCGGCGGCGGCGTGCGGGATCGACAACCCCTTGTCGTAGGAGTCCTGCAGGCTGAGCATCATCTGCCCGACGAGGTCCGTCGGGGCGGTGACGATGTGCATGCCTTTCTGGGCGGCTATGACGTTCTTCAGCAGGTCGTTCATGACGTCGAAGCTGAGGCCCATTTCGACTGCCATGTGCGCGCCGACGTTCGCGGCCGCTTCGGTGGTGTACTTGCTGCTCGTCGCGGCGATCTTGCCTTGCGCGGCTTCGGTGTCGAGCAGGTGCCCGGGGACGGGTAGCTGCCAGCCGGGCGCCGCTTCGTGCGCACCTCTGGGCTGGGAGTCGACGAAGCGCGTGACTGCTTGGCGCGTGAAGCGCCGCAGGTCGCGCAGCACTGCTGCTTCGAATGGGTCGAGGGAGTCTTCGAACGCGCCGCCGACGGCGGTGGAGTGCGCGGCGCTTACGAGGTCTGCATCGACAACAGTCCGCATATCGCGAGCACCTCGTCTGGCAGGTCACCCGGCTCGTCGAACAGGGTGCGGGCGGCGTGCTCTTCGATGCGGCGGATGAGCGTCTCGCTGAGGCCGCGTTCCAGGCCCATGCGGAACAGGCCCTCCAGGATGACCAGTCCGCCTCCGGCGACGAGCACGTCCGCGTCGACTTCGTCGGCCACTTCCCGGCCGAGCTTCACGCTGACTTCGCTGTTCGACGCGCCGCTGATGCGCGCGCGCAGGTTCGCGGGCGTCCCGTTGCTCTGCATCTTCGTGCGCAGACGACTGCCAGCCAGTTCGCGGCAGCGCAGGTAGCAAGCCTCGGCCATTCCGATGATGCGTTCGATCGTCGCGTCGCTGCCGGGCGGGCCGGTGCCCGTCGTTGGCGTCGTGCCGCGCGGCGCGTGGCCGATCGCTGCGCGCTTGTCCCACTCCTCCGGCGTCGGCGCGTCGTCCTCTTCGAAGCCGGACTCGCGGCGGTACGACTCGTCGCTGATCGTGAGGCGGTCGTGCGCTTCCTGCGCGGCGCGTCCCCTGTCGGGGTCTTGGATGACTTCCGTCGCGTCGAACCAGACGCGCACGTTGTTCGGTTCCATGCCTGCCTCTTCGGCGGCGGGGATGAGCAGCACGTCGGTGAGGTCTTCGCAGAGCTTCCGCGCGACGGGGTCGCCGTGCTCAGTCCAGGAAGCGTCGTCGATCTGCCACGCCGTCCAGTGGTTCGACGAGGCGGTGCCGGAGAGCTTCTCGGGCGGCATGTCCAGGCCGATGGCGATGCGGCGGATGCACTCGTCGCGGAGGCCCGTTTCCTTGTACAGCGCGGCGCCTCGCAGGTCGACGTGGAACACGTCCTGGCTGGTCGTGCCGTTCGGGGCGAACACGATGACGGGCGTCACGGCGTGACTCGCTTGCTCGTTCGCGATCGGGGCGGTGAGGGCGTCGTAGATCGCTTTCGCGTTCTTGCTGATCTTCGTGCCGTCCCCGGCGTCGACGGTCGCGTCTCCCATCGAGGCTGGCATGACGAGCACGCCGTTCCCGGCGCCGCGGTTCCGCGCCGTGTTGCGAATCGCGCGTTTCAGCAGCAGTAGCTCTTCGCAGTCCTCCAGCACGGCGCGCATGCTCGCGTCCGCCATGCCGCTGAATTCCGGGTCGCGCTTGTAGAAGCGGTACGCCGTCATCGTGCCGGGCTTCGGGTCGTCCGGGTCCGTCTCGGGGATCTTCTCGTCCTTGCCTGTCCCGACGCGTCGCCGCCGCGTGTACTCGCCGACTCCGCCCGCGCCCTTCTTCGTGTACGTGAGCTCCGCCGTGCTCAGCATCTCCCAGCACTCGTACACGTCGCCGGGCTGCGCATCCTCTTCGCCTTCCAGCGTGCACGCGAGGAGCGCTTCGCCTTGCATGAACAGCAGCACGGCGAACTGTGCCTGCAGGCTGGCGATGCCGCCCTTGCCGTTCTCTAGGCGCTCCAGCGACCCGACGAGAGTTTCGTCCGTGGAGTCGACCCACTCGCCAGCGTCGTTGCGTTCCTGCGTGAGCAGAGTGATCCCGGCCAGCATGCGCGCGTAGAACGAGCAGGCGTAGTGAATCTCGCCGAGCGTCTTGTAGTAGCCCCACGCTGCTTTCTGCCAGGGCTGTTGGCTTCCTGTCGGCTCGTCGCTGGGCGCGCGCTTCGGCGGCGCTCCTACGGCGACGCCGGTGCGGCTCGTGAGCCGGAAGGCGTCCCACCACGGCATTCGGGTTACTCCTCTGTGCCGGTTTGCGGGTTCCAGACCTTCGCGTCGGCGGCGGGCGGCGGCGCCTGGTCAGCGCTCGGCTGGCCCGTCCAGAAGTACCCCTCGGCGTTCGGGCCTGTCGCCCCGTCGGCTGGCACCAGACC